GCATCATCTTCTGAACTGACTCCTGCTCCGAATTGAAGTTGTAGTACTCCTTTTGAAGTAAATCTAGTAACAAATCTTCTTGTGACTTTTCTTAGTTTTAAAATAGTAGGTGCTTGGCTTTTATCGGCACCTGTGTTAGCTTCTTCAACAAATACTGTGTCTTGACCTAGGAATGGAACTTCTGTCCATTCGTTACCATCACTATCTGTTATGTCTAAAATACCTATAATATTATCATCTGTAATATTAAGAGTAGCAAACTTTTCAGATGTAGTATAGGTTTCACTAGTAGTTTTGATTCTACCAGAGAACGCTTTAACTTTTTTCTTCAATAAAAACTCTGATGGTTCATTATCAGTTAATGTAGCTACTGTTATCTCAGTAGGGTCGTACGAACTTGAAAAGCTAAAATCTACTTTGTCTTGTAAAAGAAAAGTCTGTTGACCTTGTGATGTTGACTTTAATGTACTGTTTTCTGATATAGTTATAGCTTGATCAAAGTTAGGCTTATAATTTACTCCTGTAGCGTCTACTAATTGAGTTACTTCTAACTCAGCTTCTGCTACTGATGTAGTTTTTGGCCTATAGCCCATCATATATGCAAGTGCGTAAAGATTAGCAGGGTTTTTAGCATGTTGTAAAAATGTTTCTTGTAGTTGATTATCTTGATAAAATGATAATACGTCTCCTACATAAGAAGCCATTTCAATAAACATCATACCAGGAGAGGAAGGTCCAAAGTCGTTATATGCATCAGGAAAGTATGCTTTTGCGTACTCTACAAGCTGCTTTTTAAAATCGTCAAAATTTCTATTGACGTACCTTATGTCTCTAGTTTCTGCCATTATTGCTCTACGTTAATTAATAGCTCGTCAGATATGTTAGTTTGACTTATACTATATGATAAATAAAACTGAATTAAGTTTCTATCTTCTTCTGAGTTAATTCTTATTTCTTGAGGTATAACTCTAGGAAAATAAATTTCTAAAGCTGATTCTACTATACCTCTTATTTCGTCTTCTAATTCTACATTAGAGTTTTCAAAGAGTTTTTCTCTAAGAATAGAACCAAATGTAGGATTTAGGTATCTTTCTCCTCTATTAGTTAGGAAAAAGTTAATTAGGTTATTTTTTATAGCTTCTTTAGTTTGATAGTTAGAAGAAAATACACTTTTACTAGAAAAAGGAATTTCTATCCCAACAGCTTTTCTAGGCTGTAAATCTATAGGTTGTATTTTTTTAACTTCAAATGCCATTTTATCCTAATCTTGCTTTATCTTTTGCATACGATGCATCTAATACTGATTTAGCTTTAGATACAAAGTCTAACTTAGATATATCTAGTCCTGGAGCTCCTTGTGTCATTCCCATATTAGAGGCCATTGAAGACGCTAAATTTGGTGCTGATGGAGGGGTAGCCCCGGTTATATTTTTAAATTCAGTACTAGTCATAGACTGTGCTGTCTGGTTAATCATTTCTTCTAAAGGAACGGTACCAGTATTCATTTTACCTGTAGACCAGCTTCTTTTTAAATCCTTTTGCTTTACTGCAGCAAACCCTCCGGTTTTATCGGCTTTATATAGGTTTACATTTTTTTCAGGTTTAGAGGCGAATTCGACTGCTTCATTTAACATGTCTTGTAACTCCTCCTTAACAGCTGATCTTACTTCTTCTCTTATAATTTTTCGTAATTGATCGAGTTTCATATATATAAATAGTTTAGTTAAGAAAGTTGATTATCTATTCTAAATTTTATTTCATTCAAAAGTACCTCCTTCGATGAACTAAACGATGAAGGTCCTTTAATTTTTTGCACACCATCTATTATTCCTACTGCGAAATGCTTTGGAGCAAGTTTAGGTGATGCAGGGTCCCTGATTATTTTTAATAAATATCCCTTATATGAAAGTTCAGGGTCTTCCAGTTCTTGATCTTTTTTTGTAACAAGTCCTGAGGATAAATCTTCTAAATCTTTTTTTAATTCTTCTAGTATCTCTACATCTATTCCTTTAGGCGATAATAATTTATCGGATAGAGATATAAGTGCTGAGTCAAGTTCAGCTAGTGCTTGGGCTTTTCCTGTTAGTCCTCCTGGTTTGAGAGCTTCTGTTTTTTCTATTTTTATTTTACCGTCAACAAATACTGCAAATTCTTTGCCGGTAATATCTTCTGTCTCACCAGAGGGTAGTTTATAAGTTCCTGGGGGTATTAATCTAAAAGTATCGCCGTTTGTCAATCCATCTTTTATACCTAACTTTAAAACTTCATCTATAGAACTACTACCTTTTAGGTTTACGTCTACACCTAATGAATTTTTTAATGATACTTTTAACTGATCTGATGCTGGTCTAGTATTAGAAGGTTCAAGTACTTTTGAACCAAAATTTGAAGTAATAAGTTCTCCGTCTTTATCTAGTAGTCCTAATTCACCAGCTTGTTTTTTTGTAAGTTTGCTTCTTATAGCGTTATCTATCTTACATGCTTTTACAGGTCCCTCTAGAGTTTTTAGAGAGTTAGCCAAAGTATCTGTACTTTTAGAAGAAGTATCTACTGAGAAGTCTATAGCATCTGCTGTAAGTTCTAATGCAGCTGCAAATTCTTTAAGAAGGTTAAGTAGGTCCGCAAATTTAGTTGTGAAGCTAACAGGTAGTGCAAATATCAAACCACCTGGAGGTCCAGGAGGAACACCAATAGCTTGTGGTACTGGAAGATTTACTATTGTGTCTACTGATGATCTTATACCTCCAACCGGTGCTCTCAAGCCTCCGGGGATAGATTTGAAAGCAGACATCTGGCTTGTCAATGCTCCACTAAGAGCTCCTACTTGGGCAACTTGCCCGCTAATTTTAGCCATTTCAGCAGGACCTGGGCAGCCTTTAGCTCTAAGTTTATTAGTAGTCTCTGTCACAGTTTTAAATCCTTTAGCTATAACCACACCGGATCCTTTACCGATAGCAGATGCTATAGCTCCGTGTATTTTAGGGGGTTTAAACTTTTCAAATGGCATATTACTCTGTAAATACTTTTAGTGAATCTAAATCATCTATGGCTTTCTTAATCTGACCTAATGGAGACGCCATAGAAGCTCCATGTGATTTAATTTGAGCTAAACCTCCGGCAGAAGATCCTGCAGGTACTACTGCAGCTAAAGCTTTACCGAGTCTTTCTAGCTCAGATAATAAGTCTTTCATCCATGCTTGGGTAGTAGCTCCTAAAAGTACTGGTTCTCTTTCTCCGAATGCTTCTGTTCCTAGATATACTTTTGTAGCATCTACTGCTACATAGTCTTCACCGTCAAAGCTAACTGTTTTAGCATTCCCAGAAACTGCTTCAGTTGCAGAAAATAAAATACTTTCTTCTTTTGCATTAAAAAACAACCTTCCTGAATTTATGAGTACTTGAGCTCCTTGATAAGCATCGGCTTTATCTGGTTCACTATCCCATGCGTCTCTTTTTTCATTAGCTTGAGTTAGTTTAACTGTATGGTCTTCTACTAAATAAATTGATGCCGGGTCATCATCTATGTTTTCGACTACTGGTGTAGCTGGGTCTGCTTCTGCTTTTCCGTTACTTATAATAGTAATAGGTTTTTGATCGTTGGTTTCTACAAACTTCTTTTCAAAATCAGTACCGGTAAGTCTTATTGTTTGTCCCTGTCTGCCTTCTATTATAACATCTCCTTGAGAGGGCTGGAGTGGCGCTACGTTAGCCTTATCTTCAAAGTTATACCCTAGGTCTGGGTCTCCTTCGTTTTGGAATGTGTCAGGGAATGGATTAGCGTGAGGGCTATTCCATAGATTTACTATAGTTGTATAAAAATATCTTGAGTGTAGTACGTTACTATCATCTCTATCTATAGCTGGTGCTTCAGTTATTAGTACTATCTCGTTTAACAGCGGATAATTTTTAAAATTAGTGCTTATTGGAAAGGCTATATCTAGTAATGTAGGATCAGATTCATCTTGCTGTTCTCCTATCACTCTAAATCTAATTGAACCTAAAGATTCTACTTCGCCGAATTTAGACCAATCATCATGAGAATCGTCCAATACTATATCGACTACTCTAGCAGGAAAGAAGTCAGGTACTTTTTCCTCTAAATTAGGTCTTCTATAAACAAATCCTTCTAAACCACCATTAATCGGCATCTTTATCTTCTTCTTTAATTACCTCGTCAACAGATTCTTTTACCTCCTCGCTTTCTTCTAATAGTGCAGCAAGCTCTGATGGATCCCACATATCGCCGTCGCTCCCTTTAGCTTGTGCTGATTCTATCCTTTGTATAATAGCAGCCATTTTAATAAGTGCTTCATCATTTTTCACACCGATTTCCATGTACTCTTTTATCATAGGTACTATTAGTGTAGCGTCTCCGATGTTCTCTATTAAAGGTTTAAGTTCAGAAATAAGAGCTTTTACCTGGTTCTTTGTTGTGGTTTGATTTTCGTGAATTTCACCAAAAAGATCAGATAATGTTTTATCTTTGAATATTACTTTATCTAGTGCCATAAGTATATTTTTATATAAATATCCTAAATAGTACTTATGTCAAAGTGTCCTATATCGTACTTCTTCTGGAATTTATCGTAAAATAGGGATTTAAGTTTAGATATAACTCGAGTTAAGTGAGGAGTTTCACAATCAGTCATCTCTCTAATATATATGTATAGAGCTTTCTTTTTAAATATTTCTATATCATTACGAGTTTTGAATATAGTAAGAACTGCATCGGCTATTTTCTTTTCGTTATCTTTAACAAAAAGTTCGTCTATTTGAGAATACATATCATCTACCCATTCGTCAATAAAGTTACTGAGTAGTATTTCGTAGCCTTCTTTACGTCCTTCACCAGGTAGGTATGATTCCTCCATTTCATCAAAAGAACCTATCTGCTTTAGTTTTTTATAGTTTTTATTACTGTAGTTTATTAACCATCTTTTTACTATGGTACCAAAATACGAATAAGCTTTAGCTCCATTTGTTGGATCAAACTTAGAGATCTTTTCTTCTAAAAGTAAAGAAACTATTTCGTGTTTAAGGTCTTCTATTTGTTCTACGTCAGTATAGTAAAACTTAAAGGTATGTATAATGTTTTCAGCTAGCTTATAAAACGGAAAATAAATGTGTTCTGTGAAGATGTGGTTTCTATACTCGTTATCAGTAGAGTTATTATACCTAACTATATAGTCTTCGGTTTCTTTTGTAAAATAATTAGCTTTGCTCTTCTTCCTTGCCATAATTTTCTGGGAGCATATACCGGTCTAGCTCTTTTTGCACTTCTTTCATTTGTTCAAAAAAATAACCGACCTCGTCATCTGACTGAAATACCCCATTTTCGTCAAGGTTCTGCAGGTGCTTTTGTGAATCTCTTATAATATTTGATATGTTTTGTAAATATGAAGCTTGATCCACTGTAATATCTTCATATTTTTCTACTTTTACTAGTAGGTTTCTAATAATATAACATAAAATAATCAGAATGGCAACTAAAATTCCGGAAATTATGTTGTAT